CTGCGACATTAGGAGAACATGACTGCACAGCGACAATCCCATCAACGTCTCCCATCTCTTTCATACAGTATTGGTACACAGGAATATTAGGAACATCACCGCACATATCTTCATCACGGTATATTCCCTTTGCTCCTAGTCCCTCAGCTTGCTTTAACATCTTCCTACAATCCGAAGAAACATACACTTCAGGAAACACCTTAAGGAGCTTTACAACATTCACCAAGAACATCGGTGTCCCGTGAAAATCAAGAGTGTTTTTGTTTTCGAGTCTTTTGCTTTGGCTTTTTGCCAACACTAACCCGACTAATCTTTTTGTCATTTTCCATTTTAATTACGGTCTCTAAAGCAAAATCAAAGTTGATTCCATAGTCTGCACAGAGTTCTGAAAGATACCTCTTTCCGTCCATAGCATATATAAAGTAATCCCATGAAAGGTTTAGTTGCTTGTTTTCAGTCTGCACACCATAACGACTTCGCATCAGTTGACCCTTGAACTCTCTTTTTGGAATAAAGTCTTTGTCCCATATTTCGATAAGTTTCAAGATGAGCTTGCCCATAGTTTCTATTGAATCATAGTCAATTTTATCTGCTGTATCTTCAGACGTGTGGTACTCCGCGTACGGCCACCTTGAAAACATAATACCTGGAATACCTATCAGAGGGTCATTAAAGACACCTTCATCTGAACCAATCGTATTACGAAACTCTCCCTTACGATATGTCTCTCCCAAACTTTGTAGTGCAAGATGTGCTACGCGGTTAATCTGAGCTTCTTTCCCAAAAGACTTCTGAAGAAGGATTGAGTTTTTGTTACCGCAGATATCTACTGCTACCACAAAGTCCACCTTAGAAAGGTCTTGTGTGAGAGCATATCCAGTTGAACCAATAGTTTCAGGACAGAATATAATCTTGACTGTTTTGTCTGACTTTATTTTAGATGCAATATCAAGAAGACATGCTACCGCAGAAAGGTTGTCGTTTGCTTGGAACGGGTGGTCAAGGTGAGCAAACAAAAGAATCTCTCTTTCACTCTTTCCCTTGATTGTGTGTACACCAAGTTTCATGTTTCCTTTTCTAAATTCAGAATCTATAAAAATTTCGTACTGTCCTTCTTTAAGTTTATCGGCTGTCTTAGGTATGAATTCCTTTCCGTCTTGTAGTTTGATTCCTCCCACAGCTTCTTCGTTTACTTTCTTGAGTACGTTCTTTGGAAAACAGAAGCCCCATTCTTTAGTGTAATACTTGAATACATAAGGTATTGCATCTGGCATTTCTTCTGAGTAGTGCCAGTGCTTTCGGAGTTCTTCTAAACTAACCATTCCGTGCATAGGAATAGAACCGACCACAAGTGAAAGTGGGTTTGCTTGATAGTCTGCAATTTTATTACCTTCTGGGTCTTTAACCCACGCATCTCTGATAATCCATTCTTGAGGAACAGTCCATGTGCCTAGTTCTGTTCCGCTTGGAATTTCAATTACTTCAATATCAACAAGTTGCTTGATAAACTCTAAGCGAGTGTCATATCCTTCGCCCAAAAGACAGGCATTCATATTCGTAAGTGTTTCTATTATGTTTTTAGTGTGTTCTCTCATAAGTCTGTTATATATACTTTAAAGTCTTTCCCCCTAACTTCAGTGGGAAGTGTGCTAATAAGATTCAGAAGTGAATGACGTACAGTGTGTCCAAAGATAAAGATGCCTTTTGTTTTTTCAAACTTCGCTTTGAGGAATATCCCCAATGCTGATTTACTCCAACAGTAGTACACATCTGCCTTAGGTAGAGGAAATGAAAAAGCATTTTCAACCTGAACTGTAAATCCTTTGTCTGACGCTATGCGTGCCCACGATTCCTCCTCCTCAATACCAGTAACTTCCTTTGCGTATTTTTGGAGAGCACTCATAAACGAACCTCCTCCACACCCAATATCACACACGACTTTGTCCTTGATAATGTCTTTAAGTAAGTCTGCTATTTCTTCAGGTGTTTGTCCTTCTGGGATTCTCATTGTCCTTCAATTACCTTACAAATTTCTTCTAACGAATTGAGGTGTGTTCCTCCGTCATCTATTGCAATGTGTTTACGTTCTTCTCTGAGGTGTTCTGGGTGAGCGATTGCATACATGACTGCTTCATTTAGTTTAGACATATCCTTTACTCGATGACACGCATTTGAATATTCTCTGGTGTATTCTCGGTATCTTTCATCTCCATTACATGCCTTGGGTGTCCAAATATCAGCTATGACAACAGGTATGTCGAGGATTTGTGCACAGAGTTCAAAGGTAGATTCTGAAACTGCTACAACCACATCAGCCGTAGAGAGCACTTCAGCACAGATTTCAAGATGGCCTTGCACGCGTCTGTCTGACCATACTGGGTTTTGGTATACACCTTGAGTATGTTCTCCTTCAAGTAGTTTTGAAATAACCTTCACTCCTTTCAATTTTGCAAGCTGGCTGTTTACAATAAAGTTCTCAACCACATCAATGTCCCAATGTTCAGGAGAGAAAACTACGTTGATTCCTGCGTGAGCTTTGCGAGGCTGTAAATGAGTGAAGACAGTTGTTCCTGTGACACGAATCCTCTGAGGGGCTACATTGCACTTCTCAAGTCTCTTTCTGTCATTCTCTGACCACGCACAAATGATGTCTGATTTGGGAGGTTCATTAAACGGAGGGTAGATACGTGACGTTCCTCGTCTTCCATGTTGCATGAGAACTGTGCGTTTTCCATCTAATCCCATCTTTTTAATTGCCTTATCCCACCCACCCATTGGAGTCTCATTCCAAAGAACAACTACATCAGCTTTCTTTAGTTTGTTAGGTGTAACTTCACCACTTATGATGTTGTGTCCTCTTGCGTGAAGCTCCTTGATAACATCAACAAGAATGCTATTGAAGTCAAACAAAATTATGTTTAGCTTCTTTGGTTTAGCGTTCTTATGCTTGATGGTAGTTGGCAAGCGAGTTCCCACGGCAGACCTATTGCGTCTGTTGACCGATTTTTTTGTACCCATGTTTGTTGTTGTGTAAGTGTTTTCAAACGAAACTCTTTATCGACAATGAGCTTTTCGAGCTTGTTGTACCAATCCTTAAATGTGTTCTTTGCGAGGTATGATACTTCCGCATTGTATGGCATCACATTTGAAGCAAGGGTGACTGTTCCAACTGAAGCATACTCATAGAACTTAACAGCAGATTTACCACTGTTAAATTCAGTATCTTCAAGAGGAGCTATACCAATATCTAAGTCACACATTGAAAGTGTTTTAGGATGAAGTTCTGGCGGCATAAAAGGAATGTGCCAGAAGCGACTTGCTTTCATTTGTTCATAAAAAGCCAGAGCTGATTTCATGTATTCGTTCTTCTCAGGCTGGAAGTTAAATTGAAGTTCCTTGTAGTAGCTATACATCGCAGCCTCCAGAGGTTCTGATGTAAGTCCGTATACAGTAAAGAGGAAATCGTATTTCTTATTCAATTCTGTAATTACACTTCCAATCAGTTGGAGGTCTTTCCAGTGGGAAGAAGCACCCATATATCCAATCTTTAGAGTCTCAGCATTCTGATGAGGTCGTTCTATGTAGAGAGTTGGGTCTATGCCATTTGGGCAAATAAAGACAGGTGTTTTTTTAAAGTATTTTTTAAACTTCTTAGCGAGAACTGTTGAGGGTGTGATGATTGCATCAGCTTCTTTCATCATTCCTTCGTATTGGTCTTTCATTGCATTTGATACAAGTTGAGAAGGGTTATCTCTCGCAACTGTCCAGATGTCATCATCGAGGTCATACAAAACTCTCTTGCCTCTCTTCTTAAACTCACGCATCCATTTTATAGGTTCGTGTTGTGTTGCGTATACACGCCCAAAGATAACTGTGTCAGGCCATGAGAGAAACTCCTCAGAGATTTCATTACCCATAGTAACCTGCTTAATAGCGTGTCCTCTCTTTCCTAAAGCTATCCCAGGGATTTCATTTCTATGAAGCCAGATACCTGATTGGTAGGCTCGCATAGTATCCAACATGTACATTATTTTCATTTTGTCTTTTTAAGAAATTCAACCATTTTGGTTGTTTCACGAATTTCACTTTGCTTACTTATTAAATCTTGACGACCCTTGGTGAGAAACTCTTGAGAACCTCCTTCGAGAATCTTTGAGGTAATGTATTCTTCAAGAACAGCATTAACTTCATTTAAATACTCGTAACGACGAATAAGAGTTGATTTTGCTTTCCAGCGGTAATACTTCTTTTTTAGTTTTGTAAACATATTGATACCTTACTTATAAATAGTTGCTTCCTCAATTTTCCCCAAATCGAAGTCCTCATTGAGGAATGGATTCGAGACGGGGAAAAACAACCTGACTAGAAGAATGTAGCTCCAATCGGCATGTTGATTCCTCTACTTCGATTCTTAGTGAATACAGATGAGCCGTATACAGTCCAAGTAATAAAGTTTGAACCAATCATGTCGTCTTTCTTTCGGATTTCAAGAACTGGCATACGTAGCATTGCTACGTCGATAGTTCCTTTCTTTCCAAAGTAGATTGACTTACCAGTTGTAGCTGAAAGTCCAGTTGCAGTAACTCCACCCGCTCCAGGTGCGATAGCTGTCATCTTTCCTGATGGAAGATTGTTTGAAACATAGACTTGGAAGCCTAGGAAATCGCCCGCATATCCATTTCGAAGAGTTGAGTCAGCAACATTGAATCCTACGTTTGCAGTTTTGATTTCGATATCAGCAGCAATCTTAGGAGTAACAACGGCTACCCAGTCGCCAGTCTCTTCAACGTTTCGATTTCTCAAAACCTTTCGAGCTCCAGCGAAAATCTGAATGATGTTTGCAGTACCCGCAGATACTGGCTTTGCATTTGTTCCTCCTGAGAAGATGTCTGCATCATCAACTGGCACGAAACCATCAGCACCTGTGATGTTTTTGAATACATCTTGGTCGATAGTGTCCTTAAGTTGGTAAGCAGCTTCTGTCGCAAGTTCACGAGCTTGGTCAATATTCAATGTGAGACTTCGTGGGTCATCAACATAGAAAGTAACATGCTTGAAAGAAGATACGTTAAGACTGTCAAATGCCCAGTCTTGTGCTGTAGCTGAGATAGTAGTTCCAGGAGTATATGTCTGAACTGTTAGGTCTGCAAAGCGTGGAACATTGATGATGTCACCGTTTTTAAGGGTGTCAGACAATCTCATGTTTGAAACTTCAAGAGCTACCAGTGACTTATACAAAGGAACCTGAACCATCGTTGACCAGATTTCTGGTTGGATAGCTGATACGTCGTTTGATATAACTTGTGTCATTTTATTTTATTTACTTTTATTTGCCCCGTCCGAAATTAACCCTATCTGATTTAGGTCTTGGAGACTTATACAATCCTGCTTCTGCAAGAATTCTCTCCTTGTCGGCCAAAGATGCAGTCTTCAGTCTTTCACTAAATGATTGTGGTGCACCAGAATCGGACTGTGTTCCGTTCGGTTTTAATGCTAATTGTTCTTTTTCTACCTTACTTCGATATGCACCCTGCCAAAGTTTATAATCTTCTTCTTCGCGAATCTCTTTAAGAGGTTTGCCTGTCAGCTTGTGTTCCCGAGCAAGTTTTTCTTTCTCGCGGGCATCAAGACCTTCTAGGGCTGCGGAGATTCCAATATAATCTTCAACATCAAGTGGTGAAGCACTTTTCACTTTCTCTGCTCGGGCGGCTTTGGCATCTGCCTCAGCTTTCTTTGCTCGTTCAAAGAGTTGTTTATTGTGTGCTTCTAATTCTTGAATCTTTGTGTCTACTTCAGTTTCTACTTCAGTAGTCGCAGATTCTTCGGTTTCGGCATTTTGAGTGTCGCCGTCCACAGGAGTTTCCTCCGTTATTTCTTCTTTCATTTTTTTTAGAGCTAATGTTGCTCAGGTATCTTTCTAAGGAAAAGATGAAGCCTGAATTCTAATAATACCTACATTATACCATATATGCTATATAGCGTATATGCTATGTATATTGGTTCTTAGACGCTACCTTACTTTTCTGAATTTTCATCAAAGAAAAAAGGTCTTCGAGCACCTTTGTTGCGTGCTTTCGTCCAAGAGTGTCTTCCCACGAAGTACAGTTTTGTACATTGTTTAGTTCTTCGAGTTTATCATCAAGAAAAGCCTGAAGTGCTCTGCCAAAAGGTGTGGCATTTATTCCCTCAAGTATTTCTTTTATCTCAGATTTAATCATTATACTGTGGCTGTTTGTGCACCCGACGCATTACCTATTGAAGCAGGAGCAGATACTCCACCACCATTAGGTTTTTGTACCATATCTTCTGGTTTCTTTGACTCTGAATCAAAGAGGTCATTTGGATTCAAGCCTCCGTCTTCTGCCATTGAGAAGAGGAACTTACGCTTCATTGGGTCGGTTGTCATTGTTGGGTCAGCTGTGATTGCTTGAAGAAGAGCAAACTTGGTTGCATAGCGTACGCGAGTATCTATTGATTCTCCTGTGATATCTATGTCTATATCGTATTTGATTCCTTCATAAAAGGACTTTGGAATAGTAAGAAGTTTTTCTTTTCCTTGTTTAATTGTTTCTTCGATTGCAATACCGATTGCATCTTTGTCAGCATTAGTAGGGAATTTCTTTGAAGTAGTTGCAAGACGAACTATCTCTTTGAGAACGAGTTCATTCTTTACCATTCCAATGTATTGGTCGAGGTCTCTGCCTACAATACGAAGAACATGTTCTTGTGTATTTTCTTTTTCAAACTGTGGAAGGATAACTTCGTAGAGCATCTCTTTAATGTCCATTGCTACATTTTCTTGAATACCTTCAAAGTATGAAAGTGTTTGTGTAACTGAGATTTGAGTAGAACCAAGAGGTGTTCCTGCTGGACTTCTTTCACCTTGAACAGCATCGTATGAGAATGTAAGTTCATCACGGTTTGCCATCCATTTGCGGTGTTGTTCATTAAAGAATGCACCGTTTCTGTCTTGGATAACAACTTCAGTTACTTCAGAATCAACATTGAGAACTTCTCCACTTTTAACATCACCTTTAAGGTTTCGGTTAAATGCAGGGTCTCTTGTTTGGAATACTCGTAAGGCATTGAAGTGAGCAGACTTCGATTCAAGGTTTACTGTTTCGTTCTGTTTTATTTGTGGTTCAAAAAGGTCTTCAACAACTCCTACTCCGAGCCATCGTCCAGAGAGTTTATCTGCATGGAATTCCCAATATGGGTTTCCGTCCCATTCCTCTGAAGAGAGTTCTACTCCTGTATGAGCAACAGTTATGTTTCCGTAATAATCAAATTCATCTACTCCTACATCAGCAATAAACACACGCTTATATGTGTGCTTGTCATTCTCTTCAACATCTCCGTAGCGTTCATAGACACGAATATGTGAAGTTCCTTTCATCTCATAGAATAAAGCAATGGTCTTATCAACCAAGGCTTTGTCCCATTTCATTTTCTGTGCAGATGTTCTGAATTGAGCGGGAGTAAAGTTATGAACTTCTGTAAGATAGTTTGAGTCTTCAAGAGTGTCGGCACTTTGTTCTATAACGAAGTTTCGTAAGTCTACAAAGTAAGGAGTTCCGTTTATTATTTTAATAACAACTGAACCAAAAATAGGAAGCTCTTTAAATATTCTGTTGAGAATTTTACCGAACTGTTTGTCTCTCATCCAATACTTTAAATCACGTTCCATGAACCATGTCTTTAATGGTTCTCCACCGCCTGCTGTTAACAGACGAATATTTTTTGTATCGAAGTCAATCGCTTTAGAAAAAACCTTACACGGGTTCTTATTTATATTTAAGAAATATTTTCTATCACCATCTTCGTCAACTTCTCCTGATTGAAATTTAGAATTGTAATAGAAGTATATCTTCTTAATAGTGTCATACTGATTAAACGTAAGACCAGGAACTCTTTGAATTGCCTTATTCTGAAAGTCCTCAATCTCTTGGTTTATCTTTCTAAGGAGGGATTCATTCATAGACTATCTGAGCCAGCGTTGTTTATTCTCTGGCATATCAGGGTCAAAGCCTTCACTGTGTGTACTTTCTTTCTTTGCTACTTTCTTTTCTACTTTGATTTCTTTTTTAGGTTTAGCCATGTTGATTAAGTTACTTACATTTAATTATACCACATTTTTAATAGACGTATGTCTAGTTATGTCTAACTGACGTATGTCTAACTGACGTATGTCTAGTTATATTGAAATGTTCTTTTTATAACAGGTTTAGTTTGTGCAATAAATAACTCCTCTTGTTTAATAGGGTGGAAGTCCCAATATGCGAGCATCGTTGCTATTAAACTATCATCATGAAATCCACGTGAAGCTCCAGCACCTTGATGACGTGCTTCATCTTTCCACATAAACACTTTCATCTCCTCTACTGTTCTTCTAATAGACACCTTAGGTATTTGTTCCCGTAAGAGTTTTTGAAAATGTGAAATCAATTCTGATTTACTTTGCCATGACATTCTAAATCCTAACTTGTCTGTTTCAACGTCCCACTTTTCATCTGTTCTTTTTCTGGTATATACACGAAGGTCTCTTATTTCTCTGAGAAGAGCTGCACCTGCTGAATTACTTTCAGGAATAATTAAAGGTTTACGATATTTGTAATATAAAAACTTCACCTTATCAGCTAATCCTTGAATAGGAAGCATTCCACTAAACGCTGCAACTGTTCTTCCTGACATATCTATAACCACTACAGCAGAAGGGTCTACAACTCCCTCAGAAGGGTCTACACCCATCCTATATTCTTGGTCGCGAGGCTCTTCATATATCTCACATCCTTCTTCCATACGAGCAGGTTTCTTTACAAAGGTCTCTAAACGCTTTATATGCTCTTTAGCAAACACACTTCCTTTTAAGAGAACATCTAAAGACCATTCACCATGCACCATACGTCGTACATAACTCTCCTCTCTATTCAATCTACTTGAAACGAAGTCAGGAGGGAGGTTATCTTTGTTATCTAACATAGATACCTCTAACAATTTAGAATCTGATTCCACCTTAGGGTACCAGTTACCATCTTCATCCATCTGTTCATTCAATTTAAAATAATGAAAAGCCCAGAAGTTAGCAGGGTTACATGTCATATTAGCTTGACGAGGATAATCAGGTTGACCTTCCTCTGTTTGAACCATACGCATCGTGTCATTTATACTTTGAAAGACCTCATATTCAATCTCCTCTAACTGGTCTATAAAATAAGCACCAATGTTAAGAGACTTGGTCTTCTGTTGAGCTTTCTTAATATCTCCAATTCCACCACTTTGCATGGCATCTAAACCCATAAGAATAATCTGAGAACCATTCTTAAAGTTAATTAAACCATCCTTCACTCTATGTTCGTATTCATGAGCAGGAATAATCTTAAAGAAGTCATTTAAAGTAGTTTTCTCTAAATCAGTGATGGTCTTTCTTCCTAATAAGATTCTAATACCTTTAAACCCTTTACACATAATGTATAATTTAATACACAATGCTAAAGATTTACCAGCTCCTCTACCTCCACTAAACAAAAAGAACTTCTTAGAGTTCATATCAGAGATAAATTCACTCTGCTTCTCATTAAATAAATACTTCTTTCCTTTAAGAGTAATCTCAGTTAACTTCTTTCCTTTGAGTAACTGTCTACAAATATCTACATAAGGGGATTCTAATGCCATTTTTATATCATTTTATCATATAAGTTGACATAACTATAACCCTGATATCTTTAATATCTTTATT